TGTTGACCCAATTTCTAATCCTACTTCTGGTGTTTGTTGTAAAGGTACTCTTGCCATTATTCTTTTTTCCAAAATTCTGAAGGTAAGCCAGAAACAATAGAACCAGCACCTGTAAAGAGAGTACTAGCCATGTTCATAAATGGGCTGATAGAAGATGCAGTAGTGAATAAATTACTAGCCGACATACCTGCCATATCTGCTTTGATACCCATGTTAACTGCTTCTAATCGCTTAGTATTCATCGCTCTTACTTTATTCGTATTTATAGTTAACCTGTCTATCTCTTTCATTAAATTCGCACTAGCAAAAACATTTGCAGTGCTACCAATACCCATCTGTATTCCTCTGGCAGCAAACGATGCTTTAGTACTTGATATATCTCGACCTGCTTTCATAGTTCGTATTGCTATTTGTTTGTTATATGCTCTACCTATATGTTGCGCTTGGCTTTCTAACATACGTTTATTAATTTGCCCCATATCACGTTGATGTTCAAAATTTAAAGCCTGACTTCTTAATCTATATCTTTCTGTATTTGCCCTAGCTTTATCAGCAACTAATCCAGTTAAAAGACTACCAGCCCCAAAAGTAAGACCTAATTTATCTCCTAACCCTAATGCTCCCCAATTTAATGCCATTGTTGTACTTACCTCAACGCTACCTTATTTTTTAGTATAACCAAATGATATCTGTTTACGGTCACACTATCCACCAACAGAAACTTCTAATGTCATGCCTACAACGGTTAATGGTAATGGGTCAGTTTGTCGTACAAACAATTGACCATTATCTTGCCAAGTAGGAGTTAACATGATTTTTATGTCCTCTGTTTTTAAACTTGGTGGAGAACCATATGGCTCTGTTGTACGTTGTTTTGCTTCTACTAATTTATCTGCACTAGGGCCAGCAAAAATTCCAGAAGATTCTAATACTCTTATCCAAACATGATTTAAATTTTTCACTCGACCTTGACCAAAAGCTTCTACCTGTAATGCCATAGGTAAACTTTGTAGATCGCTGTTATATTCCAAACCTATATGAATTACACTAGCTGCACGATCTAATGTAATAGAACCACTAGATACTGTTCTTTGTGGATGCACTGCACCATCTGCCAATATACTTACAGTTTTTCCTTCTATATAACTAAGATTTGATATTGTATTTCTAGCGACTTCATAAGAAGTTAAAGCTGTATTACGCAAAGATGCAGGTAAATCTTTGTCTAATTTTGCAGTTGCTACTGTTTGGCTTGATGTTGCAAGTATAGTTAAACGATACGAATTAGATCCATCTACTATAACTATCGCATCATCTTTATCAGAAACATTAGGTGGTGCTTGGAATAAATTGTAGTTAGTGGTTACCGTTACAGTTTCACCTTTTGTGTAATTTGTACCGCCAGATATAGTTACCGTTTGATTTGTATCTGTATTTGTACCATCGTATGTTGCACCGCAGTCAACAAAAAAACTATCACGTTGCGTAGCATATATTCTTGTTCCCATGCGTTCTATATACCTTTTTGATGCGCCATTAATTGTTCTTTTTATTACGCAATAAACAACATCATCAGCACCTTCAGCAACTACTGCAACGCTTTCAAACAAACCATCAGTGTCATGTTGATGCCATGCACCTATTGCTTGTTCTGGCACATATGTAAGACCTAACAATTTACCTTGATCATTAACAAACCAAACTACAGGCAATGGTGCTTTTGCCATTCCCATATCTCTAATTTCAAAATGGTCAAACAAATGCGCTGCTCTTAATGATAAATCTCCTGTAATAAAACCATTTGCTTGCCAGTTATAGCCTAGCTCTCTAACGTGACCACCACGAGATGCAGCATAAACCATACTATTATTAACAATTACTGGCTGTGCATTATTTGCACCAACATAAGATTGTGGTTTTACAGATATAGATGTAGGTGTTATAGCGTCACTGTTGACAGAAGTTACACGCCATTCTGCTGAACCTGTTAACAATAGCAATTGAGTTAACGGAACAATGTGTCTAATTGTATTTGCTTCACGAGCAGCAACTCTAAACTCAATACGGTCATCATCTCGAATAGGTAACCCAAAAGACATATTGCTTTCAGTACCTGATTTCGTCATCCATATATTTTGTGGTGCATTATTTGTACCTGCAAATACTCTACGTTGCTCAAAATAAGATACAGCACCCGGATAGTTATGACTACCGACAAAGTCATTTTCATATATTGGTGGCGTTACAGAAAAATCTGGCCCTATATTATTATCAATAATACTTGTTGTTGTAGTTTCTCCAATAAAGCCAAAGACACCACCTTGATCTTTATAAACTCTATATCTACTAGCACCAGTAACTGCGTTCCAAGTAACTGTATTTTTTGCTCCACTTACAAAAATATTATTGTTAACAGAAGCAGCACTTGATTGTGCGCTTTCATCTACTAAGTTTGATGCAATAGCAGTAACAACATAATTGTGGGTTAGGTAAGTATCTGTATTTGTACTAGAAGATGCAGGTATATAAGCAGCCACACTTACTCCTGTAGGTGATGCAATTGGGCTACCAAAATTAATTGTTAAAACTTCCCACTTTGTTGCACCTAATCTTCTTAATTCTCTAGGCGCATGATTGGGATGTACTAAAGTTACAACATCAGCAGATTGTACATAATGCAAATCAAATAATTCTGCTTCTAAATATGGTGACGGTATTTCGTATATGTTGGGATTTGTAGGCATAGCATACCAATTAGCACTTGGTGGTTGGCTATTTGAATGTGCTGTCTTTGCGTAGTAATTAACACCGCCCTGTTTTGCTATATCACCAACTGTATAGTTAGTACTATTACTCCATGCTGCACCATCGCTATAAAATAAAGTTTGACCCTGAGTATGAAATCTAAAATAGGTATTACCCATTTCAATAACCATAGTTTGTACAGTATTGAATGTAAAAGACAATAATCTTGTAGCTTTTGTACTGTCTTTAACTTCTCTAACAAATGCAAACCCCGGTCTGTTTTCTGCTGGCCCTTGTGGTTTAGCTATAAAATTACGCATCGTAGCTGCACCCTGTTGATATTTTGCATCATCTATACGCCCAAACATTTCTGGTGATATTTCACCTGCTGAAAATGCTTTAGAAAATGTGCGTGTAGTTGGCATTGTTTATCTCCCAGATGTCCAAGGTACAATATGTTCTATCGTAATATCTCTTTGTAGATTGTCTGATTGTTTTGCACTGGCTAGATATCCTTGCATCATTTGTATGCAGCGTTTTGCTTCTGCCATACCTTGATCACCTTTGATTATTGGCCCTGCAAGCATTGATGCTAAATGCCAAGATAATGTATTAACAAATAAAGGTGGGAATAAAGATGAATCAGTTATAAAAGCTTGATATCTCAACATTGCATTCTCTTGATTGGTATAGATTAGGTCACCTTCTATCGCAAATTGTTGTGGTGTATATTGCCCTGCCACAATTGTTGGTGCATAGTTACTTGTTATTCCTCCGGGAGTATCGCCAGCGGACATTCTTGTGGCGTAATCATTCTGTGCCGTTGGTGATATCACTGCAACAGCAGACATCATGTCAGCAGGTGCTATGTATGCATAATCCCATTGATCTAACGTATTAGTAGTTAAAGCTAAATTACCTCGTCTAGATGCAAAATTCCATGTATGCATCGCCAATAAGCCGTTTCTTGCAATTGGATAAAATCGTGCAGCTTTTTCCGCTTGTGCTGATCCCTCTGGTGGATTCAGTGAAGCTATTGTTGCATCATCACCCAAGTTGGCTAGGGCAAGGTTGCAAATATCTACTTCAGTTGCCATAACATCTCCTAAAAAAAGAGGAGGTTAGCAGTATTACTACTAGCCCCCAGTAAGTAAATAAGAAAACAAATGCCTACTTATTCGCTGCTTCAAGTTGGCTAATAAGAGTATCTTTAGTCTGCCTTACGTCTAGTTCAAGACCTAAAGTACGACCATAAACTTCAAGCTCTGCTTTAGTCATCAGTTCTAAATTTGCTGCATTTACCTTAGCTTCTACAGTTGGAGCAGGTGCTACAGGTGGTTGAGGTTCAGAACCACTAATCAATTCCAGATGCTTGTATTCAAACTCTTCATCAGCTTCTCGTAGGCTATCACCTACAAAACACTTGATTTTAGCTTTGTAAATAGGCATAAGTCACTCCTTATTAAGATACGGTAAAGCCAGAAGCGTAGTACTTCTGTCCGTCACCGATTGTTTCTACTACGTCAGCAGTAACTTTACCAGCGTTAAATGTTCCAGCAACTGTGTATCTAGCACCTAAGTACCTTTTACCTTTGCCAGCAATGTCTGGGTTGATGCGTACTACTACGTTCTTACCTGCTGTTAGTGCTGCTGTAAGGACTGCATCGCTGCTTCCAACAACAGTAGGACTAGACAAGTTAGCGTTTGCACTAGTAACAACTTCAAACTTTACGCTTGTACCGTTTGCTAATGCAGTGGTAACGCAAAAGTTCATGTATAAAGCAGTACCTTCACCGATATCTCTAGCTGTTCCTAAATCAATAGTGTCAGTAGAGAATGCAGTTGTAGTGATCGCTTGATCTTCGCTCACTCTGAGCAGTTTGTCTGTAATCATTTTAGATCTCCTTTGTTAATAAAAAAGTTAACTTACCGCAGCTTCAGTGTTAAGCAACGCATCTACTCTTCTTAGAGGAACTCCAAGGAATGATAGGTAGCTTTGTGCTGTACCAAACTGTGATAAACCTTCTTGGATTGCTAATACAGACTGTGACTTGTCAAGTGCTGCAATAGATAGTCCTGAGTGAACAGTTCTATTCATGTAGAACGCTGCTCTTCCCATTGCCATGTTTGGTATTCTGTACAATGCTCTAGCCATAAGCTTAATAAGTGCAGTAGATGCAGTTGAAGCTTGTGTACCAGTACTTCCTAAAAGGTCAGAAATGTCGATGTTACAAATACGAACAACGTATCTCCAATCTTTAACAACTAGACCGTTCTTCCACTGATAACGTGTAGCGAAAGCTTGTAATCTTGTGCCATCGCTGTTGTAAACAGTTTGCTCACCTAGATCTTCATGGGTTAATCCAGCCTTAGATCCTTTAGGGAAAGGACAATAAACTGTGTTGTCACCCCAAACAACTAGATATACAGAAGAATTATCAGAACCTGATCCACCTGCATTCATGATGTTTACTGCGTTATCAGCAGATAAATCACCATATCTTGGTGCTAATCCTAAAAACTTCTTAGGATCTGTTCCGGGATTTCCATAGAACAATGTCTCAGCTTGAGTCTGGTTCATTGCTTCTAAGAATGCAGTGTCTTCAGATAAACGGAACTGAGCAGTGTTACCATTTAACATCGCTAAGTCTTTGTCTACTTCAGAACGTGCTTCTAGGATTCCACAAGCTTCGTCAATCTGTGCTGTTGTTGACTTGGTTGATGGAATACCTTGGTTTAATGCTCTCCAGTAAACACCGGGTAAACCAGTTCTAATAACAACACGTTCTCCAGTAGGTAAGTTACCTTCCTTAAAAACGCAATCGTCTAGAATTTCGTTGCTTTGTGATAATAGTTCCGCAACAATTGGAACTCTACCGTCTGGGTCAGATCTTTTTGCCCAATCCGCTAGTGTTAAATTTGAGGTTGAGAGAGTAGCCATTTAATAACTCCTTACTTGTTTTGCTGATTAGAATATAGTGCGTTAGCTATGCCGTTAAAGTCTTTCGGTACACCGCCTTTAGGATTTGCACCTTGAGAATTACCAACATAACTGTCTTCACTTATTGCCTTACCTGCTCTGTACATAAACCTGATTATCTCAGGGTGATTTCCAAAGCCTGTTTCAACTAGCAGCGACTTCAAGGCATCATTACCAAACGTATCTAAAGCAGATTTTGCAATTTCTAAATTGGAATTAAGATTTTCACCGCCAAATTCTTTATCAGCTTGTGAATCACTAACCCAACCAGCTTTTACGTCTTCTAAAGCTTTAGCTTGTCTGGATTGTATGACAGGTGTGACCTTGTCTAATACCTTTTGTGCAGCTTCTTGTGGCAGGTTAAGTTCTTTAGCGACATCACCGAATGCAGTTAAGACTTCGGGGTCGAGTTCATCTGGTGCGTCAGCCACCTTTGTATTAAACTCGTAATTTTCAGGCGCACCTTCTGGTACTTCTGATTCGCTAGTTTCGCTTTCAACAGTGGTTTCATCCGAAACTTGTTGATCCTGTACAGTTTCAGC